CCTCGCTGGTGATGGCACAACCAAATACGCAGCCAAGGACTGACATGACCGAAGCAACCGAGATCGCAGAACTGCCGCCGAAGGAATCCGCCCTGGCCGTGTATTCCAAGCCAAGCGGCCTGGACCCGTGGCTGGATAAGATCCGCGCCGAAGTGACTGGCCATGTACCGGACCTCAAGACCAAGAAGGGCCGCGAAGCGATTGCCAGCCGGGCGTTCAAGGTCCGCAAGGTCAAGACCGCCCTGGACGGCATGGGCAAGCAGCTAGTGGACGACCTGAAGGATGTGCCGAAACGGATCGACGCCGAGCGCAAGCGCATGCGCGACACGCTGGACGCCTTGGCTGACGATGTGCGCCGGCCGCTTACGGAATGGGAGCAGGCCGAGGAAGACCGCGTACAGCGCCATAAGGATGCACTCGAAGGCATCACCACGCTGGTCGTCAATTGCAGCGAATCGTCAGATTCGTTGCGCGCAGCACTTGGAGCAGTCGAGTCCATCGCCATCGGGCCCGGATGGGAAGAATTCGAAACCGAAGCTGCGCGCGCCAAGGACAAGGCGCTGGCTGGCCTTCGTGATCGCTTGGCCGCTCGCGAGAAGTACGACGCCGAGCAAGCTGAACTTGCTCGCCTGCGTGCCGCCGAGGCGGAACGCGAACAGAAGGAGCGCGAACTGCGCATTGCTCGTGAAGCGGCAGAACGTGCGCAGCGCGAAGCGGACGCAAAAGCCCAGGCCGAACGCGAAGCCGTGATCCGCCGCGAGCAGGAAGCCAAAGCCGCAGCCGAGCGCCGCGAACTGGAACTGAAGCTTCAAGCCGAGCAGGCAGAGAAAGGCGCAGCCCAGGCCAAGGCCGACAAGATCGCCGCCGAGCAGCGCGCCGAGCAAGAACGCCTCGCAGCCATCGAACGCGAAAAGCAAGCCGTCGAGGCTGCGCGTCAGGCCGAAATCAAGCGACAGGCCGACGCCAAGGCAGCGGAAGAAGCCGAAGCCGCCAGTCGTGAAGCCGACAAGGCCCACAAGGGAAAGGTAAACCGCGCCGCCTTGGATGCGTTCGTCGCCGGCGGCATGCCCGAGGAATGCGCCAAGCAGGCGGTCACGCTGATCGCCAAGGGCCTGATCCCCAACATCCGAATCACCTATTGAGGACGCCATGAACGACGTTATCGAAGCCCCGGCCCGGGAAGTGGCAATGTCTGGCGCTGGCCCCGCCGCCAACTCGCCTATGGGCATGATGCTGGCGGCCCTGAACCAAGGCGCGCAGTTGGACCAGATCGAAAAGATGATGGACCTGCAAGACCGCTGGCAGAAGGGTGAAGCTAAGAAGGCCTATGACACGGCGTTCGCTGCCTTCAAGGCAGAGGCGGTGAAGATCATCAAAGGCAAGGACGTGAAGGACGGCCCCCTCAAGGGCAAGTCATACGCGGAGTTGCACGACGTGGTCAATGCGGTAACGCCGGCGCTGTCCAAGCACGGCCTATCGTCTTCTTGGAAGCTGACCCGCGACGAGAAGGATTGGATGGAAGTGACGTGCTACCTGCGTCACGTCGGCGGCCACGAAGAAAGCGTGTCCATGGGCGGCCCGCCCGATGCTGGCGGCGCCAAGAACGCTATCCAGGCGCGCGCCAGCACCAAGACCTACTTGGAGCGCTACACGCTGAAGGCCATCACGGGCCTGTCTGAACAGGATGACGACACCGACGGGAACGCCGAGCGCGATGAGGAATTGCGCGATTCCTGGATCAGCAAGATCGCACAGGCCGACTCGCTGGAACAAGCCGTGAAGATCTGGGAAGACGGCTGCGAAGCCATCCAGAAGACCAACAATCTCGCTGCCTTCGCCGCCTTCAAGAAGGCCTACGCGGACAAGCGCGCAATGCTCAAACAAGGATAAGCCTGATGAACCTGATCACCCACACCGACCCTCAGGGTTCCCCGGAATGGCTGGAGGCGCGCCGCGGCGTCATCACCGGTAGCCGTTTCAAAGACTGCCGCGACAAGCTCAAGAGCGGCGCGCCCTCCAAGAAGTGCATGGACTACGCGATGGATGTGGCACGTGAACGCCTGGGCGGATGTGCGGCGGACAAGTTCGCCACCGCAGCAATGCGTACCGGCACCGAGCAGGAGCCTTATGCCCGCGCCGCGTACGAAGCCCGGACCAAGTTATTTGTCGAAGAAGCCGGGTTCATCACCACCGAAGACAACCTGTTCGGCGTCAGCGTGGACGGAATGGTCGACGCCGACGGCCTGATCGAAATCAAGACGATGGTGTCGTCTGCAACCCTGTTTAACGCTGTCGTGGATGGCGACATCAGCGATTACATCGACCAGTGCAACGGCGCCATGTGGCTCCTAGGTCGCAAGTGGGTTGACCTGGTTTTGTGGGCGCCTGACCTGGAACCGATCGGACGCCACCTGACCATCCGCCGTATCGAGCGCGACGACAACGCCATCGAGGAACTGGAAGCCGACCTGATGGAGTTCGAACGCATGGTCACCAAGTACGAAACCCTGCTCAAGAAGGAAGCCGCGTAATGGCCAGCGTCAACAAAGTGATCTTAGTGGGCAACCTGGGCCGCGACCCGGAAGTCCGCTACAGCCCCGACGGTGGGGCTGTCTGCAATATGTCGGTCGCCACGACATCCAGCTGGAAAGACAAGGCCACGGGCGAGAAGCGCGAAGAGACCGAATGGCACCGGGTCGTCATGTACAACCGCCTAGCCGAGATTGCCGGCGAGTACTTGAAGAAAGGCCGCTCCGTTTATCTGGAAGGCCGTCTCAAGACGCGCAAGTGGCAGGATAAGGACACGGGCGCCGACCGCTACAGCACCGAAGTGGTGGCCGACCAGATGCAGATGCTGGGCGGTCGCGACGAGGGCGACAGTGCGGCGCCTGAGCGTCAGCCGCAGCGCACGCCGGCACAACGCCCGACGGCCCAGCGCAACGAGTACGCCAACCAACGCGGCGGCTCCTCGTCTCAGTCATCGTCGCCGACAAACCTCGCCGACATGGACGACGACATCCCGTTCTAACCGTTCTAGGGGCTTCTATTCCGGCCGGTAGCCTTCGGCCTTGCGAAGTCCGCGGATGGCTTCCTCGGCAACCACCTTCGCCGCGCCCAAGGCCTGATCAAGGGTGTCGAAGGTTCCATCGAG